GGCTGAGGCTCCTGCTGAGGATGTCTATGTTCCTGAGTCTCCGCTTCCAGATCCACCGTATGTTCCACCACCGATTGTGTTGGAAGCAAACATGATTCCAGAGCCTGGCATTCTTCTCGCATTGTTCATTCCCTACATCTGGCAGTTAATCACAAAGAGAAGAAGAAAAAAATAATACATAATTAGAATCTAGGAGAATCCAATGAAAAAGTTTGCTGAATATATCAC